TTGGACGTTGGATAGTGCCCCGGCCACCAAACAAGATGCGGCTTGGAGTTAATTGCTCCGGGCCGTTTTTCTTTTGAGGTGTTGTAGCGGCGCGCGCTATTTGGCACTGATTTGCGCGCTATTTGGCACACCGTTTGGATTTCCCCCAATGCAAACGAATTGCAGAAGCGCCATCCCATAAATTATAGTTTTTCATCATCAGAATTACCGCGCCGGATAAATACGAACCTGGACAGCAGTCTCTCCTGCAACCCGCTCGTCTCTGCGTGCTGTGCATGCCCCAGCCATGAGATAAGCGACTGCCTGATCCGGTACAGCGTTACCCGGCCTTCCGAATAGAGACGCTGCATCTTCTTCATCGTCCTGGTGATGCGTTGGATGGAACTCTTGCGCAGCTTGCGGTGTGTCGTCCATATCCGGTACCCGAGGAAGTCCATCGCCCTGCCTCTGAATCCACTCACCGGGAATATCTGCGTCTTGGCATTGGTCTTGAGTCGCAGGCGATCCATCAGGAATTGCTCGACCAGCTCGCGTACTCTGCCCAGATGCGCCTTGTCGTGGTGGACGATGCAGAAGTCGTCCATGTAGCGCATGTAATAACGCTCGCGCAGGGCGTGCTTCACGAATTCATCCAGCTCGTGCAGGTAGATATTGGCGAACAGCTGGCTGGTCAGGTTACCGATGGGAATGCCGACGTCCTTACCGGTTGAGTCGATGATGTTGTCGATCAGCTCCAGCGTGTTTTTGCAGGCGATGCGACGGCGCACCAGCGATTTCAGGGCGGCGTGGTCGATGCTATGGAAGAATTTTGATATGTCGGCCTTGAGCACATAGACCTTGCCGTGATCGCGCTTCACGCGGCGCAGCATGGCCTGAGCGCGGTCGGCTCCCTTGTGCGTTCCACGTCCGACCCGACAGGCGTAGCTGTCAGAGATGAAGCGCCGCTCCCATATCCACTCGATCGCACCAACCAGTGCATGCTGCACAACGCGGTCACGAAACGGGAGTGCGGCCACGATGCGCTCTTTCGGCTCCTGTACGATGAACTGCCGATATTTGCCGGTCTTGTATACGCCCCAGATCAGCTCGTTTTGTAGCTGGATAAGATTTCCCTCCAGATCGAGCTCGAAGCGCTGTACCTCGGCGCGCGTGCGCTTGCCGCGCCTGGCGCGCAGATAGGCCGCATGCAGATTCTCGAAGCTGTAGATCTCGGGGAAAAGGTTGTTGTAAGTTTTTGCCATAACACCCAGAGGGCGGCGGCTGCGAACGGTCGCCGGTTTGGCTACTGGAACGGGCCGCCTGTTTAATGTTTCGGATTCAGGTTTCCCGTGGCCGAGGATTGCATGTCCTTTTGAGGGGGTACTGTCGTCAAGCCCTTGAGCCTGACGCTTCTGACTTTCCCCAAGAGCGGGGCGAGACCCAATGCCCGAGCTGACGTTCGAGCGCGCGTTGTTCAAGTTCAGCGCAAACACGCCCGACAGCCCGGAGTTGTTCCAATTGCCACCCCGGATCGGGAGCCTGTTAACACGCAACCCTTTACTGCTCTCCTGCTGAAATCGACTTTACCCAGCCGCCTAACATGCGGCCGATCTCGTCGTTCAGTTTGGACCAGTTCTCATACTTTTTGAAATCCAGATGGCCGAGATTCTTTGCCATGCGTACTTGCGAGCGCAGCAAGTCGATCTCGGCATCCAGTTCCTGCAGCGTGGTCTTCTTGTAGTAGCGCTTGTTGCACACCACGATCAGCCTGAGTATCTGCCACATCGTGGTGCGGATCTCCGCACCCAGCACATGGCGCTCCATCTTTGGAAATTGACGGATGGCAACATGGCCATACTCAATCATCGCTTCGCACTTTTGCCGAATCAGTAAATCGCCAACTCTTGGGACTTCTTCACTCCGCATCGGGCCACGAGACATTCAACACTCCATCGGATGGGCTATCGCCCACCCGTTCAGATTACACGCTACAGATTTCAGAGCACAAAAGCGGGGCGAGACCCAACGCCCGAGCCGACGCTCGAGCGCGCGTAGTACAAGCCCAGCGCAAACACGCCCGACAGCCCGGAGCTGCCCCAATCGCCACCCCGGAACGGGAGCCGTTCGAGCGTCAGCGTGTGCCAGATGCCGTCGCTGCCCAGGGTGCCAGCACCCGATACAGGAAACACACCCAACGCCTTGAGCAGTTGAATCGCAGTAGCACTGACCGGTGTTGCGTGGTTGTTCACCATGCCTTCAAAGGCTGATCCGGATGCAACGCCCAGCGTGTATGCGGCGGCACTGGTAGCGCCCAGCTTGACCGAGTTCGCAGTGGTGGCGGCGTAATCTCCTCCAGCCAGCGTTCCGGTGAAGGTGGGGGCGATCAGCGCACCGGTCGCACCATCGATGGCCCGCCATGCGGCCGAGGTCGCGCTGTGGTCGGTTGCATTCAGCGCTGCATCGTTGTTGGCGATGATCTGAATCTCGGCCAGTCCGGCACCGGCTGGTACCAGGCGCAGACCTGGTGTCCATTCCCAAATATTGCCATTTAGGTCGGAAATTCCGTTGGTATTGTCATGTCGCCACGACGCTGGGCCGGAACCGGTAAGCGTGCGTGCAGTGCCGGATGTATTGCCCGGTGAAAGACCATCTTGACGGCGGCCAGTCTCGTGAGTTTGCGCATTGTCTTGCCCATAGTGGGTGTTCCCGCGCGGCATGAAGCCGTTCTTTTTACACCACAGAGCAAGCGCAGCCCATTCCGCATTGGTGATGCAGTGGAAACCCGCACCGCAAGCGCGCGCATAACCAACAAACGTGTCGAAGTTTGCAGATGCAGTTGGGTCAACCCCTGGCAAGCTCAGCAGTTCGCCATTTTTGACGATACCCTGATAGCTGCCGATGAAAATTTCAGACTTTGTGATGCCGTCCACAATGAACGCCGGATGCGCGCCATTGCCAACGCCTGCGTCAACATCCTGCAAGCTGAATTGCGGGATGACGTTCATGTAAGTTGGCTGGCCGCTTCCAGTGTACAGCACGGTTTGCTTGCCGCCAGAGGCGGCTTCTACGCTTGCGCGCAGGGAATCTTTGATGAAAATGGTAGGCATGTTGAATATCTCCTGTTCTGTGTCTGTGGGTTAAACGGTGGGCCAGAGTTCTACGGCAATGGCGTTCGGGTCGAGCGGGATTCCAGTCCGCACGAATGTTGGGTTGCCTGTCTGCGGATCTGGGTCGCCAGGCAGGTCGTGGTATTGCTTCGCCGGGATGCGGATGATGGCAAGGCAGGTTCCGCCGCTCTTTGGATTGAGCTTGACTGCCCCGGCTTTGTCTTTTGCCACGCTGACCAGCACTTGGCTTTCTGTTTGCAATGCGGCGCAATCAATCGCGGTTCCGGCGATGCTGATCGTTGCACCTGAGACGGAAAAGTCAGCAATTGGCTGTCCGGGTGATTGCAGAGTAATGTGTGCCATTATTTAGCTCCTTAGTAGGCTTGGTTGGTTGGGTAGTTCACGTTGGCTGGGTTGGCTGCAAACCGGCTGCGCCAATCGTTTGTTGGTTGCTCACCGACACTATTCAGACGCGACAGCTTCCAGCGCACAACAACGTCATCTGCGGCTGCAAACAAGGTCACGATGAAGTTGTTGGTGTTGCGCGCCGTCACTTTTAGATGGCGCTCATCGCACGGAGAGCCAACTGAGCTCAACACCTCGAACTCAATTGTGTAGTTTGTATCCGGCAGGATATTTCCCAATGCCACCGTCTTCGTAACTGGCGTGCCGACAGAATTCGGATAATCCAGTTCGGTTGCACACAGGCGCGACGACAATGTGCAGGCTGCCAGATCAGCGCCAGAGTCACTTGCGGGGATAGTGATGCTGTTGAGCGTTACTGTGCCGGATGGAGGTGTCGGATTGGCGATAGTGGTGATTTTGAGCGTTGGAATCTCGCTAACAAGCTGAAGATATGCATAGACGGTTGCACTGGCAGCTTCGCCGACTGGAACGCTAGATGCAGAATCTTGTGCTGGAACGTAGAATTTTCTACCCTCAAGGTAGCACACGCCGCCAGCAATTGAGAGCAGTCGGCTAGTTCCTTTTTTGGATACAACCGCGCCGGATACGATGCCGTAGTTGTACAAGGTAAACTCGCCCTGCTGCTGGTTGATTTTGTTCAGCGCCTTCACGCCATAGTTGGCGAGTGCGGCTTGTTCGAGGGCGAATTTAACTGCCGCAGTTTCCATCTGCGGCATCAGTACACCGCCAATTTTTAGCCCGAGCGTTAGATCGTATTCGAGAATCGAATTGCCATTGGCATCGTTGACCCTGAATCCGGTAGCGCCCACGGGAAGATTGCCGACGTAACCATTCTGCAGCACGTCGTGCAGAGATTGCGATCCATTCCCCGCCTCCGGCCACGCGGATCGCTGCACGCCGTTGAGGGTGATGCTCGGCACACTTATTGATGGCGCAATGATCGCGCCGTGCGATCCATCCGCATTGTGCTGAGGATCGACCTTGAGCGCGACGCGGTTGGCCTCGGCTTCGAGGGTGGTGGCGTCGTCGATCAGCGTTTGCCGGAATGACATGCCGTTAATCGCGGTCGCGATGGTTTTTAGTTTTAACAGGATGCTCATAATTTGTCCTTTTTATTAACCGATAACTTGTTGAATGGATGCGCCGCTGCCGCCTGCGCCGCCAGCACTTCCGGTAGCCCCGTTATTAGCTGCTCCGCCTCCGCCTACGCCGCCGTTCACGTAGATGTGGCTTAAATCTATATAGTAGGGTGGCAATCCATAGAGATTGCGCTCGATCAGGCATACCAGCGAACCGCCGCCGCCACCGCCGCCGCCACCAGCCGCCCCACCAGCCGCCCCAATCGACGCATTTCCTCCGGCACCTCCTCGCAGGTAAACTATTCCCGTTGTGATATATATCCCGCGTGCCATCAGCAATAGCCCGGCACCGGACGCTCCGCCCGCTCCGGACGCGGCGTAACCTCCTTGCCCGCTGCCTGCCGCACCCGATGTGGCCTGCGATCCACTAAGGATGCCGGGCAATCCGGTCACGGCTGTCCACGGCTCTACCGTCGCCCCGTTGATGTTCAGCATCGGCGATGATGGGTATAGCCCGGGCAATCTGCTTCCTCCCCATTTAACGGCGACTCCGTTGATTGATCCGCCCAATCCACCAAGTCCTATAAAACCGAAGGCGGAAGCCGCTATTCCATTGAAACTCTGTACCCCGCTGGACGAGACTGCCGCAGTTCCTGCGGTTCCTCTGCCGTCACCATCCACCGTGCCGTTGATCGTGATCGTCCCCAGCGAGAAGATCCGCACCGTGCCGTTGATCGTGCAGGTCGTGCTGATGGCCAGCGACACGCTGCCGTCGTACCAATAGTCGCCCGCCGCAAAATCGTATCCGTCCGGGATCACGTGCGGGCCGCCGACAGGGCCGTGTGCTGTGATCTGTGTGCCAACTTGATAGGCAGAATCAGCCAGCGCTGGCGGTGTGTAATCTGGCGTCTGTGGTGTTGCAATGGTGGTAGCCACATTGGCAGAGGTGATCAGGCTAATGCTTTCCTGTGCAGTGATATTAGTAGCTCCATTCGCCACCGCAGTGACCACTGCAGAAGCGGATGGGCCAGCCGGAACGGTTGCCGCCGCAGGATTGGAGCTTGCCCAGTTGAATACTTTGTCATTCACTTGCGTGCCAGTTATATCCAGCGCCTGCGCGGTGAGCTGCTGTGTCTGCGGCGCTTCCAGCGTGATCACTGACGGCGACACTACGACGCTGGCGACGGTGTTGACATTGGCGGCGGCGATCACGGTGAGCGCGGCCACGTTGGAGGTTTTACTGCCGACCACGGCGAACACCGACCCGGTGCCGACCGCGCCCGCCGTGACCAGCCCGGACGCGTCCACGGTGACGTTGCCGCTGGCGACCCACGCGATCGCCGGCGTCGGCACCTGGTTGCCGAGACCATCGAAGGCTCGCGCGGTGAGCTGCTGCGTCTGCCCGGTGACGATGCTGGCCGCAGCGGGCGAGACTGTGACCGAATAAACCTCGCCGACCCCGCCAAACCAGAACGTCGCGCGCCCCGGCTGCGCCAGGCACTTGATGCTAATCTGTCCGGTGCCGGGGCTGAGTTGGGTCGAGATCACTTCGAATGCGCGGTCCAGCGCGGCGCCAGTGAACAGGTCGCGAATCGGCAGCGTGACGCGCGCGATATCGCCGATCTCGATGCCGTGATATTTGGGCATCATCGTCAGTTCGATCTGCATCGGCGGGCGGCTGTAGCGCGCCAGGATGCGCTGGAATCGCTGATAGAGCTGCGACGCGAACGCCGAGGTCGGGATGATGCCCGGCGCGGAATATTTGAGCTGGCGGGCCTCGCCCCATTTCTTGATCGAGACCGAGTCGATGAAGAT